GGCTACCAATCATGAGGAGAATTCATGTCTAGCGTTCAAGACATAGCGGCACATCTTGAGATGGCGCCTTCAAACGTTATAAAGCTAATTAAAGAAGAGGTAATAACAAAGCAAGACAGAGGTCAATATGATCTTAAAGCAGTTCGCAAAGAATACATCCACTACATGAGAAATAGAGCGGGCACTCAAAACAATTTAGATTTAGCGAAAGAAAGAGCTCGGTTAGCAAAAGAGCAAGCTGATGCTAAGGAAATGGAAAATGCAGTAGAAAGAGGAGACTTAGTATATATAAGCTCTATCGTTGAGGAGTTTAAGGAGCAGCTTATGAAATGCAAAACTAAGCTTTTTGCAGTGCCGAGTAAAGTAGCTGCAGAAGCTCATGCAGCTGCTACTATAGTGGAAGTGCAGGCTATAATAGAAAAATCCATAGAAGAAGCAACAAATGAACTTGTCGGATACGGAAATAAAAGCTCAGAGAGCTAAGTTGAGAAAAGCATTAAACTTAGCGCTTGCAGAAGCTATGAAGCCACCGCCAAAGCTGACTATCAGCGAATGGGCAGACCAATTCCGTCAATTATCTTCTGAAAGCTCTGCAGAGGCGGGTAGGTGGTCCACTTCTAGAGCAGAATATCAAAGAGGCATGATGGATGCTGTCTCTGATAAAAGCATCGAGACAGTTGTCTTAATGACTGCTGCTCAAGTTGGCAAAACAGAGCTTATCAACAATGTTGTTGGTTTTCACATATCACAAGATCCTGCTCCTATGCTTGTAGTTCAGCCTACGCTTGAAATGGCGCAGACTTGGTCAAAAGATAGATTAGCTCCTGCAATACGGGATACACCGGCTTTATCTGCTAAGATTAAAAATCCTCGTTCTCGTGATAGCGGAAATACTACATTGCATAAAGTATTTCCTGGTGGTCACGTAACGGCCTGCGGCGCTAACTCTCCATCATCGCTAGCATCAAGGCCTTGCCGTGTTATTCTTTGCGACGAAGTTGATCGCTACCCTATCTCTGCTGGTACTGAGGGAGACCCTGTTGCATTAGCGCGCAAGCGTTCAACAACGTTTTGGAATAAGAAGCTTATATTGGTTTCAACACCGACAGAGAAAGGCGCCTCTAGGATAGAAGCAGCATATGAAGAAAGCGATAAGAGAAAATTTATGGTTGCTTGTCCCGACTGTTCTGAGCACCAAGAGCTTCAATGGGCTAATGTTAAATGGGAAGATAGAAACCCTAGCACAGCGGAATATGTTTGTGAACATTGTGGGAGTTGTTGGCCAGATGCAAAAAGGTATCAAGCTATAAGATATGGTCACTGGCAAGCTACAGGTGATGGAGATGGCAGAACTGCAGGTTTTCATATCTCAGCTTTATATTCTCCTTGGACGACGCTAGAAGATATTGTCATAGATTTTTTAGCATCAAAGGCAGATCCTATGCGTCTAAAGGCTTGGGTAAATACTACATTAGGTGAAACATTTGAAGAAAGCGGCGAACGTATTGATGAATATTCTTTATTTGATAGGAAGGAAGATTTTGGCGATGAATTGCCGTCTAAGGCTGTTGTGCTGGTGGCAGGTGTGGACGTGCAGGATGATCGTCTTGCGTGTGAGATTGTTGCATACGGTGCGGGCGAGGAAAGTTGGTCGATATATTACGAAGAGATATATGGAGATCCTTCGGCTCCTCAACTTTGGCAAGATTTAGATTTTATATTATCTCAAACATTCACTCACCCAACTAAGGGAGATATGATAATAAGATCAACCTGCATTGATAGTGGCGGTCATTACACGCAGCAAGTTTACAACTACGTCAAGCTTCGTTCTGGCAGGAGAATATTTGCTATTAAAGGTGTAGGTGGTGAGGGTAAGCCAATAATAGGTAGACCTAGTAAAAACAATATCGGTAAAATAAATCTATTTCCTGTGGGAACTGATACTGCAAAAGAACTTTTATTTGCTAGGTTAAAGATTAATGAAGCAGGGCCAGGTTATTGTCATTTTCCATTAGAGCGCGAGGAGGAGTATTTCAAAATGCTAACAGCTGAGAAGAAGGTCTTAAGATACTTTAAAGGTAGGCCTAAACGAGAATGGATTAAAACAAGACAGCGTAATGAGGCCTTGGATTGTAGAGTATATGCTATGGCTGCATTGCAAGTTATGGGTATTAACATTGAGGCGGTTTCTAAACAGCAGCAAAATAGTGTAGGATTGCAAAAGAAGCACGTGGCACGTCGACCTGGACTGCCTAGAAGTAATTCTTTTGTGCACGGATATAGGTAAGAACTATGGCAAACTTGTTTGATGTTGCTAATGCACCTGAGGGAGAACCAACACAAATAGTTGTCGGTGACTTCATCCAGTGGAAAAAATCTAATATTGTTCAAGATTACCCGACAGCAACACATTCGGCTGAATATGTAGCTCGAATAACTGGTGGCGGTTCTAATGAAATTAAGTTAGCTGGAACTGAAGCGAGTGGATATTATTTATTTACTGCCGATAGCACTACATCATCTGATTTTGCCGTCGGTCGCTATCATTGGCAACTAGAAATCACTGAAACGTCATCTGGCAACAGGTTGGTCATTGAGCGCGGTGAGTTTGAGGCCATAGCGGACTTAGACGTTAATCAATCAGACCCTAGAATTCATGCTGAGATCATGTTGACTAAGATTGAGACGATACTTGAAGGAAAAGCAGATAGTGATGTTGGTTCTTACTCCATTGCTGGTAGATCATTGACAAAAATGACTTTTGATGAGCTTTTGATTGCGCGGGATAGGTATAAAGGCGAGGTGTTAAAGCACCAGCGCGAATTGCTTTTAAAGCGAGGTAAGCAGAGCGCAAATACAATAAAAGTTAGGTTTAGCTGATGGGTATAATGGACATATTTAGACGCTCTAGTAGAGGTAAAACTTCTAAGCGTAACTACGCAGCTGCTTCTAAAGGCAGGTTGTTTGCTGATTTTGTAGGTTCAAACAGAAGTGCAGATAGTGAAATCAGATGGGCGTTGCGTGATATTCGCAACAGAAGTAGAGATTTAGAGCGCAATAATGAGTATTTTCGCAGGTATTTACAACTTTTACGTGTGAATACTATAGGAGAGAATGGCTTTAAGGTACAGGTTAGAGGTAGAAACACTGATAATAGCCTTGATAGGGCAGGCAATAATATAATAGAAGCAGCTTGGAAGGAATTTTCGCGCTTAGGCGGCTGCACAGTTGATGGCAAAATGTCTTTAATAGATTTATGCAACCATGTTATCACTGGTGTGGCAAGAGATGGCGAAGTATTTCTTCAGATCGTAAAAGGTAACTATTTGCGCCACGGGATTGCTTTACAGGTCATAGAGCCTGATAGAGTAGATGAAGAAAAGAATGAATTGTCGAAAGATGGTAATTCAATTCGTATGGGTGTGGAGGTTGACAAGAAGACTAGAAGGCCTGTCGCTTATCATGTATTGACTTACCACAAGGGTGATTATGACTACATGCTTCCAGCTAATGAGCGGAAATACGAAGTCATACCAGCGTCGGAAATGATGCACATTTACAAGCCAGATCGTGCGGGTCAAACTCGCGGTGTTCCTTGGTCTTCAGCGGCGATTACATCCTTAAAGATGTTGCATGGTTATCGTGAGGCTGAACTGATTGCGGCACGGACGGGCGCTGCTAAGATGGGTTTCTTTACGTCACCCGCTGGTGATGGTTTTACGGCAGACGGTTTCGACGATGCCGACAATACAGTTCCCATCTACGATGCGGAAGCAGGTTCATTCCACCAGCTACCGGCTGGCGTTGACTTCAAGGCATTTGACCCCACCCACCCGACAAGTGCCTTTGCTGACTTTGAGAAGTCAATTCTGCGCGGGATAGCTGGTGGTTTGGGCGTTAGCTACACATCATTGGCCAATGATTTGCAAGGGACAAGCTACTCGTCAATCAGGCAAGGTGCATTAGAGGAGCGCGACTTTTATAAGACTTTACATCGTTTTATGATAGACCACGTGCTTGATCCACTATATCGCATGTGGCTAGATCACACGATGCAATTTGGTTTTATACCTATAAGCGGCGATGCTAAAGTTACAAAATTCACGCAAGATGTTACGTGGCGCGGTCGTGGCTTTCAGTGGGTTGACCCTCTTAAGGAAATGAATGCTGCCGTTGTTGGGTTGCAAAATGGCATCATCAGCCACTCTGATATTGCTGCCAACTATGGTCGTGATGTTGAAGAGACATTTGCTCAAATTCAGAGAGATAAGCAAACAGCCGATCAATATGGTTTAAAAACTGCCTATGAGCCTTTTGGCAATAAACTACCAGTTGTTGCGGAGATTGAAGATGACATACAAGCCGACTAATGGTATGGTGCTGGAGGCGCAAAAGGGTCTTGCTTGGCGTAGAGAGTTTGGGCGCGGCGGCACTGCGGTAGGTATTGCTAGGGCTAGAGATATTAGCAATAACAAAAACCTTAGTGCTGACACTGTGAAACGTATGTTTTCTTATTTCAGCAGACACGAAGTTGACAAAGACGCTGAAGGCTTTAGACCAGGTGAGGACGGTTTTCCATCTAATGGTCGCATAGCGTGGGCTTTGTGGGGTGGAGATGCAGGCTTTTCATTTAGCCGTAAAATTGCAGGACAATTAGCAGAAGGTGATCGCAATATGCAAGCTAATGCGAAACATGATACAATCTCGGTAAATGTTGAGGGCTTTAAAATGATAGATGAACAAAGAGCAGAGGCAGGTGGCTTGAATATAGGCGATTTTGTTGTGTGGAATAGCTCAGGTGGCGAGGCTTACGGTCGTGTCGATAAAATTGCAACCGAAGGTTCAATAGCTGTTCCAGGCACGGACTTTGAAATTAATGCAGAGGATGATGATCCTGCAGCGTTAATTGAAGTATATCGAGAAGGTGTAGAGGGATATGATGCTTCAGGCGTTATGGCTGGTCACAAGTTTTCATCATTAACTAAGGTTGCAGAGCGCGGCTATAATGAAGATAAAGGTTATGGTAAAGACAAAGAGCGTCACATTGTGAACATTGAAGAAACTGAAAGCACAATTGTCATAACTTACGCAAAAGATGACGAGGGAACGACTGAAGAGCGTTTTGAGCGTGAAGAGATGAAGACACGGAACATGATCTTTGACAATAAAGTTGTTGATGAGGAAAAACGCACGGTTCGAATTGCAGTTTCAAGTGAAGAGCCAGTTGAGCGCAGCTTCGGAAATGAAGTATTAGATCACAGCGAACGCAGCATAGATTTAAGTTTCGCTCGCTCCGGCACAATGCCGCTTTTGCTGGATCATGATCCGCGTCAGCAAATTGGAGTTGTAGAAGACGTTAGCCTTGATGGCTCGGCGCGAAGATTGCGCGCGACGGTTCGTTTCGGAAGGAATGGGCTTGCCAAAGAGGTTTTCGATGATGTTGTTGATGGTATCAGAAGCAACATTTCCGTTGGCTATCATGTCAACTCAATGGTCGAGGACAGCGCGAATAGCTACCGCGTTGATAATTGGCTACCTATGGAGGTTTCGGTTGTATCCATCCCTGCTGACAGGACAGTCGGCGTCGGACGTTCCGCAATAGAAGCGCCACCCGCAAAACCCAAAACTGAAACTCGTAATGAGGTAAAGACTATGACAGATGAAGTCAAAGTTGATGTAGAGGCGGTACGCGCAGACGCAGCACGTTCCGCAGCTAAAGATACGGCAGAAATGTATCGCTTGGCAGCAAAACACAGCAAGCGCGACATGGCAGATAAAGCGGTTGCAGAAGGCCGCACACTTGCAGAGTTCCGTGGTGAACTTTTGGAAGCAATCGGAAATCAGCCACTTGATACGCAAGAGATCGGCCTTACAAAAAGCGAAGTTCGTGACTTCTCTTTGATGAAGGCAGTTCGTGCGATGGCAAACCCAACTGACCGCAACGCCCAGCGCGATGCAGAGTTTGAGTTTGAAGCATCACGCGAAGCGGCACAGCGTGCAGGCATTGACCCACAAGGTCTATATTTGCCACACGACGTTTTGCGCTCTTGGAACCAACGTGATCTGAACACATCGAATGACAGCGCATTGGTTGCAGAAGCATACCGTGGCGGTGATTTCATTGACGTGCTTCGCAACGCATCATCCGTGATGCAAGCTGGTGCAACAATGTTGACAGGTCTTTCTGGCGACGTAAAAATCCCGAAAAAGACGGCTGGATCATCTGGTGCATGGATTGCAACTGAAGGTGGCGCGTCCACTGAAAGTGAACCAACATTTGGTCAGGTAACAATGTCACCCAAGACTGTTGGCGCATTTACAGACATCACTCGTTTGATGATGATGCAGTCCAGCTTAGACATCGAGAACCTTGTGCGTAATGACCTTTCAACAGGCATCGCATTGGCAATCGACAATGGTGCGCTTCAAGGTTCAGGTTCTTCTGGTCAGCCAACAGGTATCAAGAACACATCAGGCATTAACGCTCCGACTTCTTTCGCCGCAGCTAACCCAACTTTTGCTGAAGTTGTTGCGATGGAAACTGCGGTTGCAGAAGATAATGCTTTGATGGGCAACTTGGCCTATATCCTGCCAGCGTCTATGCTGGGTGCGTTGAAAACAACTGCAAAAGATACTGGCTCAGGCTTGTTTGTTGCGGATGGTAACCAGATCAACGGTTATAATGCAATCGTATCAAACCAAGTTACCGCTGGTGACTTGTACTTTGGCAACTTTGCTGACTTGTTGATTGGTATGTATGGCGGACTCGACATCACAGTTGATCCATTTACAGCGGCAACATCAGGCACGGTTCGTATTGTTGCATTGCAAACTGTTGACGTAGCAGTACGTCACGCGGTGAGCTTCGCACTTAATAACGACGGCGCATAATGCTTACTTGGGGCGGCTCAAAGGCCGCCCCTCCTAACGGGGGGTCAAAAATGAAATATATTATCTTAAAATCTTGCGTTGCATCAGGCGCATCAAGAAACGCTGGTGAAATTATAGAATTATCTGCGGATGAGGCAGCTTCATTGACTTCATACGGTCGTATAGCCCCCGCACCAGAACCTAAGCCGACTGCGGCACCAAAAGATCGTGCGGCAGCGCCCAAATCGACAAGAGCTAAGAAATGAAGATAACTTTGCTAAAACTGGCGCGTTGGGGCGACATTACAGCGGGTCAAGGCACTGTTCATGAGGTGCATGACGCTATTGCAGCAAAACTTATTGCGCGTGGTTATGCAGAGGAATATGACGAAATTGAAGATCAACCGCAAGAAATTGATGAAGGTGAATAATGGCTATTCCATTTGCCGATGACCTAAATGCTATATTAGACGTAGATGAATTT